ATCTGAAGCTGCTTCATCTGTTCCGCCATCGGATCCGGCGGTTGTTGTTGCTGTTGCATCAAGGCCTGACCGATCTTCATCGACACGGCAGACGGCAGGGGGCTGTATTTCAGCAGTTCGGCCCACACGTCAGGCCCAAGGTCCGCGTTCTGGAGCAGCGGCATAAGCTGCGTGATCATCTGGAACACGATGGACTTCTGATTGGGGCCGGCGGGCGTGTCGTCCACAATCACGTTGAACTTGTCGGACTCGGCACTGAAAGCGCTGCCGATCTGCTGGTACATGGGCGAGCCGTCATCGTTGACGATGCGGACCAGCGTGTCCGGCGGCAGATACTTGCGCATGAAGTCCAGCAAGATGCGCCCTTGCATCTTCCTGTAGCGTCGCGCCGCATCAAAGAACGCCGCAAGGATGCTGTAGGCTTGCTTCTTGCGTTGCGCCTCCAGCACCCCAGGCTGATCCCGTCCCGCCAGCCCCAGCATCTCCTGATTAATGCCGGTTGTGTCGCGGATGGACGACACAGACACTTCCATCAGGCGATCCATGCCCTGCGGATAGGCGGGGGGCGTCTTTTCCTTGATCTTCGCCATGCCACCCGGCGCAAGCACCGTGAACATGTCAGGCTGTGCCCAGGTCTTCTCTGCGTCGCGAATGTCGTCGAACGCATCGATCTCTGCCAGCAACCCGCCCTTGGCGTTGGTGTTGATGATGTGCAGAATCTGGCTAAACAGCTTGTTGGAGAACCGCTGCGGGTCCAGCATTGGGCGTACCAGACCGTAGAACGTACCGGCGTTACGGTCCCGCTTGCCGGTGATGGCCGTCAACGTGAACGCGCCTACGTCGATGTCCTGAAGGTCAAGAATGCGGTTGTTGGCGCAGAACGCCCGCTTGTAGCGCCGCTGCCGCTGGACGATGTAGTCCAGGGTTACGCCCTCGGACTCGGCAAGCTGGTTCAGTTGCTCGAACGTCTCTTCATCGACAAGGCGTTCTTCCTGCGTCTGCGGGTGACTGATGCGGTAGACGGCCACCGTGTCGAACCACTGCCACTCAGTGACCCACACCGTATCATCATCGCCGTCTTGTTCGGAACCGTGCGTGTAACGCAGTTGAGGCTGCACGATGACAGGCTTGCGCTTGCCACCCTCTGCAAACCCTTCGCCCTCCTCGTCGGGAAACATCTCCTCAAACTCAATCGAGGAATAGGGCTTCTTGCGGCGGATATAGCGCGCATCAGCATAGTTGGTCTTGCGTGCCGAAGGGTCGAACCGGACCTCCATCGGGTCCACACGTTCAATCACGATCTGCCCGGCAAGCTCGCTGTCATAGGACATGCGGGTTTCCATCACCCCGAGGCCACAGATCAGGGCATCGCGGAAAGCGTCGGATTCCTCGTGTTCGGCGTCGCACTCGTCGCGCACCCAATCGGCAGCAGCGGAGAGCAATTCATTCTGTGCCGTGGCCCCCACTTGGCGGGGCTCATAGACCACCTTCTGGCGGTTCTCCACCTCAACGCCGCAGACGGCATCGACGTTAGGCGCAATGCGGTTAAACGTGACGGGGATCTTGCCCGCGTCCTTCATCGCTAGCTCGTCGTCGGTAGACCACTGCGTCCCGGCCACCATGTCGAAGCAGTCACGCGCCTCGTCTTCCCACTCGCCGTAGTGACCATCAATCAGCCGATCCCACAGGCCGAAACGCTCAAGCATTTCCTCCTGTGCGTCATTCTCGGCATAGTTCTGGTCATCATCAACTTGCATGGGCGATGTTCTCGGCGTGCCACGTCATGAGGCCCGTGCGCAGGCGGTCCGCGACCGACTCCGACCCTTCGTCTCCAACCTTCGTCTGGATGGAATGGGTGGAACCGTTCGCGAACCGCGCCGTGCATCGCAGCCTGTTGCCAACGCCTTCCACGATCTCGACGCGCCACAGAACGTAAGGCTCCTCACGTTCAAGGCAGTCCAGGACCAGAATGCGGAACTCGTTGGTGAGGGTCATCACTTGGCGCGATTGGTGCCCTTGCCAGCCTTGGACGAGTTGCCCACGGCCTTGCCCTGCTTCTTGACGCCCACGGAGGTAGCAGCCACCGGACCATCAGGCGCGCCGCCCTTCCAGACGGAACCCTTGGACATGGAAATTTTGTTTTGCTTAGGCATAGTCTATTCTCCAATCATGCTGGCTAGAGTCACCGCCAGCAGGTCTGGCGAGTAGACGACGGTTGAGATGTTGCGGACTTTCATGCGTCCGCCTTCGGTCATGCGAACCAACACAACGGCGTGGCTGTCCACCACGTCCGGCATGATCTCCCACAGGCGTCCATCGTCATCACGATAAGCACCCGTGTCATTGTTCTCGCGCGCGCCGGTCCCGAGTTGGGTCAGCACTTCGAGGGCATGGGGGAAAAGGGCAGCCCCCGCCGGAGCAAGCTCAACAGCAGGGGCCGCAGTCATCGCGTCCGGTGAGGGAGCAACCGGCGCGGCGTCGGAGTGCGCATCAGTTTCGGTAGGGGGAAGGTCTGACACAGGACACTCCGAATTCATGGAATGCCTGAGTGATACGGGTTCGCGACACCTTGCCTAGGCCCTTTTATTTGGCCTCATACCAAATGTTGTATCAGGCTGCCCAGCCACTCGCCCCAGACCGGCGCTTGTACCGCGACACGTTCGACGTATCCCGCACAGACCGCGGCGTGACGGGTTGGCCAAACGTGATGGCGAGAGCGTCCGCAATGTCAGGTGAGCGCCCCAGGCGTTCCTTGATCTGGTCCTTGCTCTCAAGCTGTATTTTGTCGCCCTTGAAGCTGTAGGTCACGCTGGTCAGTTCCGACACAAGGTCAGGCTCATCGGGAAGTGATCCACCTTCCTTGATCCATTGCGCCATCTGCCACCACATCTCGGCGCGTTTGTTGAGAAAGCCAGCGTTGAGGGGCGAGCCGCTGAACTCAACAGCCACGGCGCGGCGGTTCATGCTCTTAAGCGCATCAATCACACCCCAGCCATAGCCGCCGGTCGCGTCGACCTGAATGCTGTCGGCTTCCCATTCGTCGTATTCCAGCGCCACACGTCCCGCGACCTGATGGCTGTCCTCATTGCGCAGCGTGATAAATGGCAGCGTGAAGAGGCCCTGACGCCTCGCTATCACCGTCTTGTCGTCGCCTTGCCTTGCCACGTCCACGCCGACGATGCGGGCCGCGTGCTCATAGGCTCCCGGCGCGTGCTTGCGCCGCATGGCCTCCTCGACCTCTGCAACGCCTAGCAGGGCATTCAGGGAGCTAGGCGGGAATTGGCCAAACACGTTGACCAGCACCCACGGGTTGTCACGCCCGTATTTCTCGATTTGCTGTTCAGCCCATTTCTGAGAAACGCGGGGAGACCGTTTCGGGTTGTCTGGCGCAGCGTTGATGCTTGTTACTTCCCACAGCGACCGTTCGCGGGTTGCCGCACGATACAACGGGCCTTCAAGCATGGTCGGGTTGCCCGCCATCACGATGTGGCTTTCTACGCCAGACGCCAGACCCGCTTCAGCCGCTGCCATAACCGCGTCAGGAATGCCGCCGACCTCATCCAACACAAACAGCAGATAGTCCGCGTGAAGGCCCGCCAGCGTGTCAGCTTGACGGCCTGCGTCGGCAGCCTTGGGCCATGCCCTGGCACTCATCCACCAATCCGCTGGGTGGTCCTTGGCTGTGATGCGTTCCTTGTTCCAATCAAATGCCGCTTTGAGAAATGGCGACTTGTTCTGCCACATGGCCATTTCAGTCCACAGGCCGTCCCGCAAATTGTCAGACGTGATGGATGTGGCCGCGACTTTAGGGCTGGGTCTGGTGGCAAGGAAATTCCAGCATATCCACGCAAGCACGGCAGTCTTGCCCACGCCCTTGGATGCAAGCAACGCTTGACGTTGAGCGTGGGGAAACCGCATCAACACGTCTTTTTGCCATTCGTCTGGCTCAACGCCAAACTGATCACGCACAAAAAAAACAGGGTCTTCACGCCAACGCCGGATTTTGTCGTGAGGTTCCATCAATCGTTTTTCATGCTCATAGACACCAGGTCGGCAAGCGTTGCCTTGACCGTTACGTCCTGTTTGTCGGTGATCAGGCCATTAAGCTTGGCCGCGTCCATGATGCTGGCGCGGGCTACAGACAGCATGGGCGCTTCATCAGTTTGTTCGCCCTTGGCAGCAATGTTCAGCAGGCGTTCGGTTAGGTGTGCGACCGTAACTTCTACCCTGGCAGCGGCGCGAGATTGTATCTCAGCAACCCGGGTTCTTACGTCGTCATTTGTCGTCAATCTTGCCGCATTCTTTCTATCAGGTTTATACCCTGCTTCTGAGTAGGCTGCGTCTGCCGTCATGCCTTTTGCCAATGCCTGCGCAAACAATTCATGCCGCTGATTTTCAAGTGCTGGCATGTTGCACAACCTTGACCAATCCCAGCCTATGCGCTTCCGCAATCAGTGCTTGCACAAACGCTTCATCCCGTTGGCGCCATGCCTCTGTTCGCTGCGGTTCAATCGGGGCCAGTGTCTCGCGCTGGTTGCGAGCCCTCTCAGCCCCTGACTTGTCGCGCCGGCCACACAGCAGGGCAGACCGCTTGGTGAGACATGCAGTGTATGGCCTACCCGTTACGCTTGAATAGGCCCTTACGTCTGCTCTGGTCTCACAGGATAGCAGTTCCAGTTCTTCAGTAGCTGACCAGCGGGTGTTTGCGCGTTCCATGTCTAGAGCACCTCCCAAAGCTGTTCGATGTCGTCCACGTCACTGTTGCGGTTCGTCTCGCCCTGGCCCCTTGGCCTGACCTTGTTCCGGTAGATGGTGCGCTGCGGAAGGCCCATCATGGCCCGCCACAGGTGCCGGCTGAACTCATAGGCAGCCTGCGGGGTGTGGAACCAGTTCATGCCGCCCTCACATTTTTAGCAAGAATTGCTATTTTCCGCTTGCGCCCTGCGTAGAATTTGCTATGGTCATTCATCGGCGGCGGGCAATCAAGCACGGGCCAAACAGGATCAAGATTATGGCTAAAACCCTTTGCATCATGGACAGCCGTTATGCTTCCGACGCCGACAAAGCGCGGGCGATTGAAGCTGTCGAACAATTTATGCGCGCTGAAAACGTGACAATCGATCAGCTCGCCATTGAATTTGAAGACTTCGGCCCAAATTGGGAACGCGCCGAAAGCGTGGCTTTGAATGCCCTTTTTCAAGGCTGGAACAAACCCGAAGACGGCGCTTATTTGTGTCTGGCATGACCCCCGACCAATACCGCACCGCCCTCCAACAGCTCGGCCTGTCGCAAGTCGCGGCGGGTCGGGTTCTTGGCGTTTCGCAGAAGACAGCCCACAACTACGCGATAAGCGGACCATCTGGCCCCGCTGCCCTGGCGCTGTCCCTGTTGCTGTCAATGCCTGCCGGGGATCGGCAAGCGTGGCTTGAGCGCTAAACATTCGGCTGTTCCCACTCCTCAAGCAATCGCCCAAGATACCATTCAAGCTTCTGCAAGTCCTGTTTGCCATTCTTGTATTGATGCCGCCACAAGTACTTCATGCAGTTTCCGGTGAGATAGCCCTTGAACTGTTCAGGCGTCAGCGTCTGCTTGATCGCGTCAATGCATTCGATTGGTCCCTGATTGTAGTGCTTTGGCGCGTTCACATCGTCGGGCTGGGCGTAGCACTCACAGGCGTCTGGCATCTGCCCGCAGTTGCTACAGGCTGAAAGCGTCTTGACGGGGTATGCCGTCCCACACTTCCCGCAAGCGTGGCCGACGCGGACAAGCTGGGGGTTGCCGTCGTTGCAGATGTGGGACCATCTCACAGCTTTCTAGCCCCTCTGTTCACACCAGCCTTGTTGCCAATGTGTTGGATGCATTCCCCGCCTGCCGCGTACATGGTCGGGCATTGAGTGACCTCACGAGCTGCCAGGAATGCCTCAATGGCTGCGCGTTCAACCTCTGGGGCGACGGGTTCCAGCGCCTTACCGGATCGCACCCCAAGGGCCACGTAGTTGATGGCCTGGGGCTTGGGCTGGTGCCGGTGACGTACCACCACACGCAGGCCGAGCCGAAACGCCCTGGCGCACAAGCTTTCTTTCGTGCGTCCCAGTTCCGGTGCCAGCTTCACACCCTCTGTGGGGTAGCGTGCCCGCAGGATGGCGTCCTGTTCAGGCGTCCAAGGCTGGCTTGCGATGTAGATCAGGCTGGGGGCGTTCATGCCGCAGCCCTCCGCAGATCTCGAGCAATCAGGCGCAACAGCTTGTCGGAACGGCGCTCAAGCTCTTCGCGTTCGGTCAGGCCGTCGTAGTTGTCATTGTCGGCGGCGTTCTCCGCAGCCCTGCGAGCCTGAAACCCTCGGATGGATTCATAGGCCCCGGCGTTTGAGCGATACCGGGCCAGACCCACCTTCACGCTCTTGGCGTGAAGATGCATCAGGACGCCAATCTGGGCTTGGCTAAGGCCCCGTTCCGCCAACAGGTGAAACGCTTCCCACTTGGCGAGGCAAAGCCTGCGCTCTTTTGCCGGGGAACGGATCTGTTCCAGTGTAAAGCCGTGCTTGTCGGCCACCGCCTGGATGATGTCGATGGCAGTCATTCGCCGTCACCGTTGTGGCCAATGGCCCGTCCAATGATGGTCCCGGCGATCAGCGACAGAACCAGCCAGCCAACAGCGGCAGTGACAAACCCGGCCCAGAATTCGTGGGTCATAAATACACCCTTTTTGTTTGATGGTCGTAATTGAGAGAGTGCCACTCATATTTGTTATGCTTTTTACACCAAATATAAGCCAGTTGCTCGTCTCCGTTTATTTCGTCCAAATCAGCAATGTCGCTTAAGTCAACATCGTGTTCATGCCGTTTTTCAATTTTCACGACGCGCTCCCTTCAGAATTGCGTTTGCTTCCTCAACAGTTTTTGCCTTGGCCAATGCGCTGATGATTGACGTTTGCCCAATCTTGCGCAGTTGGTCCGTTTCAATGATTTGTGGGCGTAGGGGCTTGTTCATGGCTGTGCGTCCCTGTCCCTGACGACAGAGCGGCTTACGTCAACAAACGCTTCCGCCTCCCCGACAGGACCGTTTGAGTTCTTGGCGACGATGACGCGCAACAGGTGCCGTTCTCGCGCCTCGGTCGAAAGGCGTTCGGCTTCCTGTTCGAAGGTCTCTTTCGCTGGTTGCTTGAAGTAATAGGCTGGGCGATGCAGCAGCATCACCATGCGGGCGTCTTCCTCAAGCTGGCCCGCCTCGCGCAAATCCGACAGTTGCGGGCGCTTGTCGTCGCGGCTCTCAACGCTGCGGTTAAGCTGGCACAGAGCAATGACCGGAACGTCCAGGCGCTTGGCCATCTCCGCCAGCCCACGCGACACGTCTGCCGTCTCTGCGTATTTCGATCCCTTGCGGTCACGGTCAGGGCGCACAAGGCCCAGATGGTCAATCACCACCGGACCGGGCGTCACACCCCGCGCCCGCCATTCGCGGAACTGACGCCGAAGGCTTAGTTCGATCTGGGCAAGGGTCAGGCCGGCACGGGTGTCAATCCGCAGCGGAGATGCCGCCAGCGTCTTTTGAGCCTCCCGCACCGCTGCCAGCTCTTCCGGATGGCATTCGTTCGTGGCCAGCCGCTTGAGCGTCGGACCCCACGACTGACGCCCAAACCCTCCCCGCCGGTAGGCCAGATCACAGGCCAGACGCAGACCCAGAGACCGAGCCGACATCTCCAGCGAAAAGTAGGAACACCCCACTCCGCGCAGCGCGTTGCTCATCGCAATGGACAGGCCGACGATGCTTTTGCCCATGCCTGGCCGACCCGCCAGAATGGTCAATTCACCCCGCTGAAACCCACTCAGCATCCGGTCCAGTTCGACCAGACCCGACACAAATTCTGGTGCGGTACCGAACCGTTCCGCGTGTTCCAGCGCCTCGGCAATCGCATCTCCACCCGTCAGCAGCGACGGGGCCTGCGCCGCTCCATCCACCGCTGCCGACAGCATCCGCTCCCCAAGTGCCGCGATCTCATCGGCTGGGCGGTCATGGTCGAAGTTCGCCATGTCTTGCAGTGCCCGCGCCTGCTCAATCACAGCCCGACGTAGCGCCAGATCCACAACCGTCTTGGCGTAGTCGCCTGCCACAAACACCGGGGGTGCTTGCCCCATCAAGTCCGACAAGTGGTCAAGTCCGCCGATCTGTTCCAGGCGAGTGTCTGCCGCCATGGCTGAATGCAGGATCACCGGATCAGCAGAACGACCCTGACGGATCAGACCCGCAGCGCGTTCGAAAATCGCCCCGTAGACCGGCTCTGAAAAGTGTTCGGCCCGCAGCGGTCCAATCCGGTCAATCAGCTCTCCGGAGAACATCAGGGCACCCAGCACACCCTGTTCCGCCTGAAGGTTCAGCAAGCTGGGCACGAGGAATCCGTCAGCCATCACGCAACCCTTTCGATCAGAAAGTGAGGGGGAACCATGCAACCGGGTTCACCAGGGCGAGGCCCAAGCTCGTCAGACCAGCGTCCGGTCTGGCTGTGCAGGGAGACGATGGCTCGCCACTGGTCGTCCGTGCGTTCGGTTGCTGGCGTGGAAGCCCAAGCTTCCCACCGGCCATCACGCAGCCAACGGTCCAGAGCTGGCTGACCCATTCCGCGTTTCACGTCTTCATCGTTCTGGAGATAACCCAGAAGAGCATTCAGGACGGTTGTGGGATCGGTACGGGTACAGACTACCCGGTAAGCTGCTTCAGCTTTTTTCTTGCTCGAACGCTTGCGCATCATGTCGGAGGCTGCGCCCCACAGGGCGCTAAATCCGACAGTATATACTGGTTCTGGTTCTGGTTCTGGTTGGTTGGTTTTAGCTTCAACCAAAATAGGCAAAATTTCGTTGTTTTCGTTCGTCTTTTTCGACGCACTGCTTTTTCCGCCCTTACGTGAGCGTTCAATTCTGTTTTCGTACCGAGCTATTTCCGCAGTCACCCGCTTGTGGGTCAAAAGCCCACCGCGACGCTTAAAGAATTCCAGAATTGTGGCCCGCATATCGGACCACTCGTCCGGTGAGCACTGGGCCAGCTTGGCAAGCTTCGCATCGTCAGCAGGGAGACGACCACCAGCCCTCCACATGGACATCAGGAGCAACAGATAGGCCCCATGCTCCGACCGGGTCAGGTGGGTCGTGTCGGCCAAGTAGTCGGCAATGTAGAGGGGCATGTATGGCGGGGCGCTCATTTGTCCCCCCGCTTGGCCAGGCCCTCAGCAGCAAGGCCGATCAGGTCCAGAAAGATTGCCTGGGGCAGATAGAACCGCCACTCATCGAAGTCGCCACGGATCGCCAGCACGTCGAGCCCGCTCAACCACCCGTCCAGAACCTTGGGGGCTTCCTTGCGACGCTTGACCTCGACCAGATAGGCAGTGTCACCCATGGTCAGCTTGAGGTCGCCCTGTAGGCCCCTGGAGCCGATACGCGAGCCAAATGCCCCAGACGATGGCTGAGACTTCACAGAAACGCCGTCGATGTGGTCGAGCAGCTTGCGGAGCTCGTTTTCTCCGCGCGTACCCTTGGAACGTGATTTGATGCCCATCAGTCGGCACCAACTTCGGCGTTAACTTTTTTGATTGACCCTGTGGATAAGTTGGGCTTATCCTCCGGCAACGCCCGATCAGAGGCGGCTAGCGCCAGCTCATTGAGCGTGGCGATACCTAGAGATGAGAGAGCAAGCCAGTGTTGCGCCGGAATGCTGTTACGCAGCTTCCAAAAGCGGACGGTCTGGTAGCTCCTCACGCCCAGCAGTTTACGCAAAACCTCTGGACCTCCGGCGGCGTCGATGATGTCGGCGTGTGATGTCATGCACTATTAGTGCTTTAAGCACAAACAAACGTCAACAGCTTTTTTGCACTAGCAAATCATTTACGCGGTTTGGAATGACGCCCGCAGACAGACTCAAGAGCGCCCGCATCAAGGCGGGGTATGAAACGGCTTCCGCCGCGGCTGAGGCTATGGGTGTGTCGATATTTACTTATATTCAACACGAAAACGGGACCAGGGGCTTTCCGGCTAAACGTGCATCACAATATGGGCGCTTTTTTCGTGTGACCCCTGAGTGGCTGCTGTTCGGAAAAACCGACAAAACCCAAAATGAGACTTTACCGGACCTGGTCCCCGTACTAGCGTCCCGTGCTGTGAAAATTCATGGCGTGGTGCAAGCCGGTATGTGGATGGAATTGGCGGATAATCCGCAGAACCTAGGGGAAATACCCATATTTCTCCCGTCCTACGCAAACGCCAACCTGTTCGCGTTGACCGTTCGTGGGTCCAGCATGGACAAGGTTTTCCCTGAAGGCTCAACGGTTGTCGTGTGCCCAGCCCATGAGGCTGGCGTCAGGGACGGGAACTACGTCGTCGTCAGAAGGCGTGTCGGATCAAAGATTGAGACCACCCTGAAACATACCGTGCAGGCCCGCACGGGTGTGGAGCT